TGAAATTTCACCATGTGACGATAGCGTAACAAAGGGAGGCGGAAACGCTTGATTTTGTAGGCGATTACGGGAGTGAGGAAATCTATAGGCCGCAACCCGGCCCACAGATTCAATTTCTCGCGTCCAGTGCGGATATAGCGATTTATGGTGGTGCGGCTGGCGGCGGTAAAACTTATGGTTTACTCTTGGAAGCCGCAAGGCACATTGATAATCCGGATTATGGGGCGGTTATCTTTAGACGCGAAGCTGTGCAAATTACTAGTGAGGGTGGACTACTCGATACGTCATTCAACCTTTATAACAATGTCGATGGCAAAATAAGATTATCGCCACATTATCAATGGCGATTCCCGAGCGGTTCAACCATTACGTTTTCGCATTTACATAATCGCGATGATGTCAACAATTGGCAGGGATCGCAAATTCCGTTAATCGGTTATGATGAATTAACGCATTTCACCGAATGGCAATTCTGGTATATGTTGTCACGCAATCGTTCCATGTGCGGAGTGCAACCTTATGTGCGTGCTACTTGTAATCCCGATGCTGATAGTTGGGTTGCTGAGTTGGTCGCTTGGTATATCGATCAAGACACTGGTTATCCGATTCCAGAACGATCCGGCGTTTTGCGATATTTCGTTCGTATCGATGACAAACTGTTTTGGGGTAGTTCGCGTCAGGAGTTGGAAAGAGACTTTCCTGGATTCATTCCGAAATCGTTTACATTCATTCCAGCGAAGTTGGATGATAATGTTGCGTTAACCGAACGTGATCCACATTACAAAGCTAACTTACTTGCGCTTAATCGTGTCGAACGTGAAAGGTTGTTGTATGGTAACTGGAAAGTTAAGCCGGAAGCCGGATCATTCTTTCCTTCTTCAAACGTAACTATAATTCCAGCGGTTCCTACTGATGTTAAATCATGGGTCAGACGTTGGGATTTGGCAGCAACTGAACCTAGCGAAACGAATCCGTCACCATCTGCAACGGCTTCTGTTTTAATGGGTAAACGAAACGATGGTCGTATTGTTATCGCACATGGAATAAGCATTCGAAGGAATGCAAGTTTCGTTCGCGAAACAATTAGGGCCATTGCGAGTCAGGATAAGGCTAATTATTCCAGAGTCACAATAGTTATTCCGCAAGACCCTGGACAGGCAGGAAAGGATCAATCCGGTTCGCTAACGAGATATCTAAATGGTTATCGTGTCAAAGCCACTCGTGAAACGGGACCGAAACAAACTCGTGCCGAACCGTTATCGGCACAGTGGCAAGCCGGAAACGTTGAACTTGTGCAAGGACCATGGAATCGTGAATATCTGTTAGAGATGTCATCCTTTCCGGGTTCAGAACATGATGATTACGTTGATGCATCAAGTGGCGCTTATCTTGAATGCACGAGTAGTGACTATAACAGATGGTTGGCGTTAGCAACATGAACGCAATCAATTTCAAAAAACGTTTTGATGGTTTTATGAATGTTCTTTCTGGACTTGCATTGCCTGGAACATTCAATGGTAGTTATGGTGCATATCGTGGTGGAATACGTTCGCATAACGAATTATGCGAATTGTATTTAACTAATGGTTTAGCACAGAAGATTATTGATCGACCTTCAGATGATTCGATTCAGAAAGGAGTCGAAATTGAAGGCGACGAAGAAGATTTAATGAATGATGAATATGACCGTTTGCAAGTATTGGCTAAACTTGCGAATGCGTTACGATGGTCCCGCCTGTTAGGTGGCGCTGTGATGTTGCTGATTGCTAAGGATGGTGGCGAATTAATTGATCCGCTTGATCTTAACAATCTCGATACGATTGAGGAAATTCGTGTCTATGACGTAACATCAATCAGGCCGACTTCGATTTTTTATGATAATGCTGATGATCCAACAACGTTTGGCAAGATGGAAGTTTACGAGTTGCTACCGCCAGGAGTGGCATCCGTTCTTGTGCATGAGTCGCGTTTAATTCTTGTTGGTGGTGAACCGATACCAACTCGTTTCATGTTCATAAATACATCGTTGTCAAGAATGCCGTGGATAGGTCGTTCTGCACTCGAACCATGTGTTAAAGATATTTTGCGTTATCAGGAAGGACTCGAATGGTCATTAAAGTTGCTGGAACGTAAGCAACAAGCCGTTTATAATATGGACGGCTTAGCTGAAATGATGAATGCTGGCGATGATGATATGGTGCGTAAACGTATCAATCTTGTTGACCTTGTTAGAAACTCTTTAAATTCGGTTGTGGTCGATAAAGATGATTCGTATACGGTTCTAAGTCCTGGCATGGAAGGAGTCGATACGACTCTGAAAGAATATCAAACCGCATTGTCGGCAAGTTCGAACATTCCGCTGATGATACTATTCGGAGAACATGCAAAAGGATTGGGTAGCACTGGCGCGGGCAATCTTGAATCGTATTATGGAATGGTCGCTCATATCCAAAGCGTAATAGCTAGACCGGCGCTTGAAAGAATCACGGCCATTCTGTGGGTGCAACGAAACCTTAAACCTAAGATTCCGGATAAGTGGAAACTTAACTTTAATCCGTTGTGGATTGCTACCGATCTAGAGATTGCTCAAACGGAACTAGCTGATAGTCAAGCGAATGCGGCTGAGGTTGTTATGCTCGTTTCGCTTATGGACAATGCCATTATGAGTCCGGAAGAAATCAGGCAGGTGGTTGTCGATAAATATTATCAGGAATATGGTTTCTCAACCGAAATACCTGACGGTCTTGAGAATGTTAACTATGCGGAAGGAGTCGATCCAAGTTTAATGGATGTGCCAACTGATCCTGGCAATGATAAATCGGGAGCAGTAAAGAATTGAATCTTCGCTGCAACAATCTTAGTGCGAACGGGGTAGCAAAGTTGCAGAAGCGACCCTGGCAAACCGTCTGTTTATCAGGATTAACCGCAATTCCAGTAGACGGTTCGCGGTGACAGGTCGGAGAGACGATCAATTAAAATTGTGAAGGTGAAATGAAAAGACCGAGTCGACGTAAACGGAAACCAATTAAACCCATGACTTATCCGCATGGGCATGAGGCTTCTTATCGTCGATCACTACTTACACTAAGTCGTGAATTGAAATTGTCGCTGAAACGAAACATGTCGCCATTGGTTCCGCAAATGGTTAAAGAGGTAACGGATCATTTAGTGCATCCAATGGGTATGATGGTTCGGCATGATGCATGGGCTGATGATATGAAAAGAATTTTCGAACGTATCACAAAGGATATGATTGAACCGCAAAACAATGCGGTTAAAGATGCATTGGTGACTGGTGCTAAAGTGAATCGATTTAACAAAGATCAATGGATTAAATTGATTCGTTCGCAGTATGGTGTTGATCCAACTAAGGAAGATCCACAACGTTTCGATCGGTTATTAAGCGTATGGACCAAGAACAATGCGCTTCTGATACAAGATATTCCGCGTAAGACGATGAATCAAATCAGAGATGCAACGATTGAAACATTGCAATCAGGTCGTTCTGTTAGTGACATGACGAAAGATATTTATGATATCATGTCAGAACGAACTGATGTTACCGATTCAAGAGCCAGACTGATTGCTCGCGATCAAGTNGCNAAACTAAATGGNAACTTAACTCAGGAGCGGCAAAAAGACATTGGCGTTGAAGGTTACATTTGGCGAACGGTTGGCGATGAAAGAGTCAGAGAGACTCATGAAGAAGTTGATGGTAAATTCTTTAGTTGGGATAATCCGCCTGATGATACAGATGGGAATCATCCGGGCGAAGATTATCAATGTCGTTGCTGGGCCGAACCGGTTCTACCGGAAGAAATGGCGTTCAATGCATCGTTGCTAGATGCTGATGAATTAGAGGATGCATGATGATTAGTCATCCGAATTTTGGTAATGAAGTTAGAATAGAACAATATGGTAAAGATGTGCATTTGGTATTCGTTGCCAAAACGAGAAATTTGGCAAATGATTTGTGTGATGAATTGTTGCGACAATTGCAAAAAGGTGAAATAGAGATTAAGTTAGCAGGTAAACCGACCAGCATCATAAGAGATTCGTAATGGTAACGAGATATGACGTAATCGAACTGAAAGCTGAGATTACGAAAGAAGGTTTCATTCGTGATAAACCAATCGTTACGCGCGCGGGTATATTTGAATACCGCACGCCCGATGGTAAAACGAAACGAGAATATCGTCCCGAACAATCCGTATTTGCAACGGATAGTTTGGAAAGTCTTAAGAGCATACCCATTACGGACGGGCATCGAGGATTGATTTCAGATGGTAACGTTTCCGGAATCGTTGGCACGGTCCTGTCGCCAGGAGAACGAGTCGATGAAAATGTTGCGGCTGAAATCATTATTCACGATACGAAGAAGCTTGGCAAAAAGCGTGAATTGTCGCTTGGTTACACATGCGATATAAAAGAAACCCCTGGTGAATACAAAGGCCAACGTTATGATTGTGAACAGACTAACATTGTTTACAATCATTTGGCAGTCGTATCGAAAGGTAGGGCAGGCAATGCAAGATTAAGACTTGACTCTACCGATGCCGTTTACGGTGATTTCGAACTCGAAAAGGATGATCCAATGCCTGACCCTACTGTAAAACTCGTTACGATTAGGCTTGATGGTATTGACTATCAAGCGTCGCCTGAAGTTAATAACGCTTTGACAAAGACTCAAACCGATCTTGCTGATTTGAAGAAACGGTTTGATGGTTTGGAAGCGGAACGAGATAGTTTTAAAACCAAACTAACTCAGGCTGAAAAAGATATCGTTGCCGCAAAGACTGGTGCGAGAGATGAGATTAAGGCTCGTCTTGATCTCGAAACAGTTGCAACAACGCATAAAGTTAAGTTTGATGAGAGCGATACCGATCGTTCCATCAAGGAAAAGATTCTGACTAAAGTTAATCCGGCACTTAAGTTTGATAGCAAGTCGGATGACTACGTTAATTCTGCATTCGATATCGCAATGACTTATGAAACTGACAAAACCAAGAAGGTTTCAGATCAAGTCAAGAAGGTAACGAATCAGGATAGCGCGACTCATGATGATCGACCTGCTGCCATTTCGGCAAGAGAACAAATGATTATGCGTTTGCGTGGTGAAGCGGTCGAAACAGATAAAACCAAAGCGGCATAATCGTTTCGTAGTCAACAGGAGTTAAACTTATGAGTGATCGCGTAATGGAAAGGGATGGTCCTACTCCGAGAGATGTTGGGCCAGAGCAACAAGTAATTACCAACTCGTATGGAATGTATCTCAATCCGGCGTTTGCCGGAATGAAAGGTAATTCCATGGAGGATTATGTTGAAACCTTTGCTGCGAATGCAAACATTGGTTTCGGACTCGTAGTGGGTCGAACCGCGCCAGCGTCATTGACAGTGCAAGCAGGAGGCGCGACTCCGGTTGGCATATCGTTGCATGACCATACCGTTGCATCGCGTGGCGGCTATACTCAATACGATGCTGTATCGGTAATGAGTCAAGGTGCGGTATGGTGTCAGGTTGGCACCGATCCTTCAAACATTGTTGATGGTGCATATGTTGCTTACGAAACCGCAACAGGTAAAGTGGTGTTCACTCCTACTGGTAACACTGTGCTACCTAAAGCGGTTTTCCGTAGTGCGCCGATTGATGTCTATGATATCAATTACGTCACTACAACTAAAATTGCGCTTGTGCAACTATCATATGGTTTGGCTGTAGGCTAAACCATTTTAAAAACGAAAGGATAGTGTTATGCCGCTCGACAGTGCAGCTACACATGAAAGATATGACGAAGGTTGGGCGGCAAGTCTTACTATTGCCGCATCGAAACTATTTCGTGAAGATGCTCTTGGCGATTCCGTAACGATTGGTATTTGGCTGGCGAGACAACTTGATTACGTTGTCTCAAAGGTTTATGTTCGTTTACTTCCTGCAATCAATGCGAACAGACTCGTTCCGGATGATACTTCAATTCCTGAGTGGGTTGAAACCGTAACGATCATGCAATATGATGCAGTTGGCATGGCGAAAGTCATTGCCAATTACGCAGATGACTTGCCAAGAGTCGATGTTCGTGGCGCTGCCAAAACGACCACGGTTAAGACCATTGGTGATAGTTACGGATACAACGTTAATGAACTTCGTGCCAGTCGCGCAACGGGTATTGGTTTGGATCAAAGAAAGGCCGATACCGCCAGGAGAGCGATTGAACTTAAGATTGCTTCAATCAAACTTAATGGCGATCCGGTTTATGGATTAACCGGATTGTTTGGCAGTCCGAATATTCCGGAAGCGATACTACCTAATCTTGGTGATTGGGCAACTCTCACTGGCGATCAGATTTATGCTAATCTGATTTATATGGCCGGTGCATATACGCAACAAAATCTTGGCGTGCATGTTCCGAATTTTCTTGAACTTGCACCAAAAGCTTATATCGCTGCCACAACGAAGTTGATTACCAGTGCGACTCCAATGTCCGCCATGACTGCGTTTACCAATGCGTTCCCTGGTATCACTCCCGAAATGATCTGGGAACTTACCGGTGCGGGAACTGGCGGTAAAGATATGGCATTGTTGTATGAGCGTAACGCTGATAATCTGGCGCACTACTATGTCATGCCGTTTACACAACTACCGCCCGATGCACGCAATCTGGAAATTGTTGTTGACTGTATGGCACGTTCCGGCGGCGTTCAAATCTTTTATCCATTGGCGTTGCTTAAAGCAATGACAACGTAATAAAAGGTTCACTTGCTAAAGGGAGATTCAAAATGGCATGGTTGTTAAACAAGTCTCAGCGGGCGTTTAATGT